AGAAGTTAAAAAACCTTGTTGAAGTACAAGATGAAAAGATTATTGATTTGGCGTTTAGGGCTGTATATGCTGAAAGAGGCGCTGAAGTTGTAGCTGAACTCTACACCCATCCAGCAAACCTAACAGATGAGGAAATACAAGATTTATGGGCGGAGATGGATTGGAGTGGACAGCCTGAACTTGAATTTGCTAGAGCAATACTAAGAAAGGCACAAGAGAAATGAACGCAAATGAACTAGCTGATGAATTAGAAGATAAAGACCGACTTTGGAATGTTGATGAAAATCTAATGATTAAAACTTGTGCCATGCTACGCCAGCAACAAGCTGAAATAGAGGCGTTGAAAAGACCTAATAATGTAGTGGGTGTACCATGTGATGAGTTAAAGAAGATGCAGGACCGACTTGCGCACCTAGAGAAGATGGTTGTGTGGTATCAAGACATTACCATGACTGGTATTAACTCTGAGGAGTATGAGAACGGATTTTGGGATGCAGTAGGCTTTGTTAAACAACATCAAATTGGAGTACAAGAAAAATGAACAATGAACCAGTAGCGTGGATTAGACAAGGCGAATATGGGAAACCAATCATTGTGCAAAATCCATTACATCAATTTAGCTATCAAGCTGAATCAGCAAAATGGGATGATATTCCACTCTACACCCATCCAGCAAACCTAACAGATGAGGAAATATGGAAGTTATGGCAAAAGCATTTAAGTGATGACATCCCTGTATTTGCTAGAGCAATACTAAGAAAGGCACAAGAATGAACAATAAACCAGTAGCGTGGATGTTGTTAGGGTTGGAAGACCGCAAGCCAAAGTTAATTAATTTACAGGTGATTGACCATCTTGAAGGCACATGGATTCCACTCTACACCCATCCAGCAAAGACACTAACAATTAGCGATAAGGATATTTTAAAAATAATCCACGATAAATTTACTAAGTTTGGTTTTGAATCTGATTACATTGTGGAAGATATTGAGTTAATTGAATTTGCTAAAGAAATACTAAGAAAGGCACAAGAGAAATGAATAAATACTTTATAAAAGTGATATCAGAATACAGGGTACTTATTGATGCAGAATCACTTAAAGAAGCTAAAAACATAGTTTCTGAACTATATATTGAAGGCGATTTATTGGAATATGTTGGTGAATTTGATAAAAATCGTTGGATAAATGTAGATTATGGCTGGGAAATTGTTGATAAAGTTTGTAAAAAAATAAAGGCACAAGAGAAATAATGGATTACTCAACATATTATTTAGAAGCACTGAAAGAAATTAGAGCAGCACATGATGCTTTACTTAAGAATGAATTTCAACAAGCATATGACCATTGTCTAAACTCGCAGACAGAATTGCGTTTAATGGGCTTATCAGTTAAAGGCTGGATACCTGTGGAGGAAGAATGATTGAAGCTATAGTTAAACCTACACCTCTAGACAACGATGTTGCTGTTGTAAAAATACTACAACTTATGGGTCAGTTAAGCGTGCATGATATTAGCTATGTTTTAAGTGTAGCTAGGCAAGTTTATGATGCAGTGGCAGTGGCTGAGGAAAAATCGTGAGTTTTACAATCATGCAGCATGATGGCATGAAAGCAATTCAATGGTTCAATACCGTTGATGACCTGTTAAAATCTATGTTAGCTAACCCAAAAGATACCTACCACAGGAACAAATCATGACTGCATGGTCTTATTCTAGTATTACTTTATTTGATCAATGCCCTAAGAAGTATTACCATTTAAGGGTATCCAAGGATATTAAAGAGCCTGAATCTGAGGCTATGAATTATGGTAAAGACCTACATCTTGCCGCTGAAGAACATATCCGAGACGGTAAGCCATTACCAGCTAAATACGCTTTTATTCAGGATATGCTGGATAAGTTAAAGGCAGTCCCGGGCGAGAAGTTATGTGAGAATAAGCTAGCAGTTAAGATTGTAGATGGTGGCAAACTGGCGCCTTGTGACTTCTTTGATAAACAAGTTTGGTATAGGGGTATTGCTGACTTAATTATTCTAGACCGAGATAAACAAGAAGCCCGAATTATTGACTATAAGACAGGCAAGACGGCAAAGTATGCGGATACTAAACAGTTAAAACTACTAGCCGCTTGCGTATTCACGCACTACCCTGAGATCAAAATTATCAAGGCTGGTTTATTATTTGTAGTATCTAAAGAGTTTATTAAAGAAGAATATAGCACGCACCATAGGTTAGCTTACTTTGAATCATTTAAACCCCTTGTAAATCAATTAGATATGTGCATAGAAAATGGTGTATGGAACCCCAAAAGAAACTTCACTTGTGGGAAATTTTGCCCTGTGATATCCTGTGACCACAATGGAAGGAATTAAAGATGGCAACTAAACGAAACTACGCACAAGCGGCTAAGTATGAAGATACCCCTGAACAAGTTAAGCATAGGGAAGAACGTAATAAGCTACGCCGTAAGCTGTTAAAAGAAGGCAAAGTTCACAAGGGTGACAAGAAAGATGTAGCCCATAAGAAAGCACTAGACAAAGGTGGCTCATCTAAAGATGGTTATTTTGTACAGGATAGAAGCGGTAACCGCTCATTCGATAGAGATTCAAAAGGTAACTTACTTAGTGAAATTAGTCCTAAGGAAAGAGCTAAGAAAAAGAAATAAAAGTTTATTTGTATAGAGTCACAGGATAGGGTATGAGTGCCTAGCTGACTCGGGAAGCGATTCCTCATAGGGTAAACCATATCAGTTAGTAATTGGTCTTTGTAGCGTACCTTTACGGGAATATATACGCAACCTTTCAACCGAACGAACTAACGGACACTGGGAAAGACTAGATAAATTATAAGGCTTGAAGTGGACACCACTTTCAGGCTAACTTGCATCGGAGAAAGTATGGAAATTATTGATAACAAAGCAGTATTGCTTAAGGTACGTGACCCTGAACGTATTACATCAGTCATACCAAAGAGTAGGCTAATGACTACAGTAAGTGAAAACCACCATGAAGTTCTTGTCTATTGGGGTTTAGAGGAAATGCAGGTACTAAAGAATTTAAAGATACAGAAAGTACCCTCACCCATCAAAGGTAAGTATATTTGGCCCGGTCAGTACAAACCTTTTGAACACCAAAAAGAAACTTCAGCTTTTCTAACTTTGCATCGCAGGGCATTTGTATTTAATGAGCAAGGTACAGGTAAGACTGCTTCAGCTATATGGGCGGCAGATTACTTAATGAACGTGGGGTTAATTAAACGAGTGTTAATTGTTTGCCCGTTATCCATTATGGATGCTGCTTGGCGTGCAGATTTGTTTACCTTCGCTATACACCGCAAAGTAGATACTGCCTATGGCAATAGAGAGAAACGCCAAAAGATTATCCAAAGTGATGCTGAGTTTGTAATTATTAACTACGACGGTATCGAGATTGTAGCTAAGGAAATTGAAGAAGCGGCGTTTGATTTAATTATTGTGGATGAAGCTAACGCCTACAAGAACCCAACTACAAATCGTTGGAAGGTCTTTAACTCACTAATTAAACCTACTACTTGGTTATGGATGATGACTGGTACACCGGCGGCTCAATCCCCTGTAGATGCTTATGGTATTGCTAAACTAATTAACCCAACCGGAGTGCCTAAGTTCTACTCACACTTCAGAGACCAAGTCATGCAAAAAATATCTATGTTTAAGTGGATACCTAAGCCAAACTCAGAAGATGTTGTACATAAACTACTACAGCCTGCAATACGCTACACCAAAGAACAGTGCTTAGACTTACCTGAGATTACCTATCAAACTAGGGAAGTACCACTAACTTCGCAACAGCAAAAATATTACGATATCCTACGCAAACAGATGTTAGTCAAAGCGGCAGGGGAAGAAATCACAACTATCAACGCCGCCGCAAACTTGAACAAATTACTTCAGCTTTCATGTGGTGCAGTCTATTCGGATACTGGTGAGATTGTAGAGTTTGATGCTAGTAACCGCTTGAAAGTATTGAAAGAAGTTATTGACGAGTCTAGCCATAAAGTATTAATATTTGTACCATTTAGGCATGCCATTGAAGTGATTAGGGAAAGCCTTGAGCAAGACGGATATACAGTAGACCTTATTCATGGTGGGGTACCAGTTAATAAACGCACCGAGATTTTTAAGAAATTTCAAGAAACGCCAAACCCAAGAGTACTTATCATTCAACCACAGGCGGCTAGTCATGGTGTTACACTACATGCCGCAAATACAATCGTATGGTGGGGTCCGATTACATCTTACGAAACATATGCACAGGCTAATGCTAGGGTACACCGTAGTGGGCAAAAGAATCCTTGTACAGTAATTAGGTTAAAAGGGTCAGGCGTAGAAAAAAAGTTATACGAAGCACTCCAAAATAAGCAAGATATCCAAGGAAGCATAATGGCGTTATACGGGGAACTACTTAGTTGACATTGTTAAGAGTTGGTGTATACTTAACAAAAAAGAGGAGGAAGTATGAGCGAACAAATACAAGCTGATAGGCTAGCTGGTGCGTACATAAAAATGCGTGATAAGCGTAGCCAACTTCAGAAAGAATTTGATGAGCAAGACAAGAAAATAGAAGCCCAAATGGATATGGTTGCAGAGGAGTTATTAAAGCTATGTAAGACCATTGGTGCGGATAGTATTAAGACTCAAGCGGGTACAGTGTTTAGGTCTGTGAAGACTAGGTATGAGACGACAGATTGGGAACATATGTACGAGTTTATTAAAGAGCATGACGTACCCCAAGTTTTAGAACGTCGTATTAGTACCACAAATATGAAGCAGTTTTTAGATGAAAACCCAACGCTAATGCCTGTTGGCATGAATGTTAACAACAAGTACACAGTTACAGTTAGGAGAAAATAACAATGGATAATTCACCATTGACCGTGCAAGAAGTAATGAAGCTATTACGTGTTTCTTCACAAACGATTTACACTTTATGCAGGGCAGGTAAACTACCACATTTCAAGGTAGGAAACAAACTGCGCTTTCACAAGGCAGATATTTTAGCTTTAACAAACACAACTAAAGGAGAAGTAACTCATGGCTAACGAACTTAGCATGTTAAAAGGAAACCTACCAGCCCACTTACGTGGCGGTGTGGATGAAACAACAAGAGCATTGATGGGCGGCGGTGGTCAAAGCGGTCCGAACATCAAACGTATTTCCATTAAAGGTGCTGTATTCCGTATGATGGTCGATGGCAAAGAAGTTGCTCAAAATGAAGAGCGTGCTATGAACGTAATTATTGTGGGTGCGGCTCAGCATAACTCCCGTACTTTCTACGAGGGTACATTCTCTGAAGGGCAAGGCGCTAAAATGCCTGATTGTTTTTCTGACAACGGGGCTACACCAAACCCAAAGAGCACAGCACCACAATCTGCATCATGCAAAGATTGCCCACAGAACGTAGATGGTTCACACAATAGCGGTAAGGGTCGTGCTTGCAGATTTAGCCGTCGTTTGGCGGTTGTACTGGAGAATGACCAGCAAGGTGATATATTCCAATTAACCCTACCAGCGCAGTCTATCTTTGGTAAGGGTGAGAACGGCAAAATGCCTTTGGAAGCCTATGTTCGTTTACTCGGTACAAACAATGTATCAGTTACTTCAGTAGTTACAGAGATGCGTTTTGATACGGGTAGTGCAACACCAAAACTTACTTTTAAGGCTATGCGTTATTTGGAAGAAGACGAGTTTGGTAATGCTCATGCTAAAGGAAAGACACCCGAGGCTAAAGCAGCTATTGGTCAAACCGCCGCCGCTATTGATGGCGCACCTCAGATTCAAGCTAAGCCTGTTGCTAAAGTTGAACCAGCTGTGTCGGAAGAAGCCACACCTGAACCAGTAAAACGTGCTAAGAAAACTGAAGCGGAAACGCCTAAGGATATTAACGCTGTCCTAGACGACTGGGCATAATAGTAACGGGGTGTATGACTACTTAAAGAGCAACATAAACTACTGCTCGCCCCACCTAATAAGAAAAATATGACTGGATATTCTGTAAAATTTGTTAAAGCTAATTCTAATGCTGACCAAGAACACGTTGGTGTAATGCTAGGTAGGTTATGTATTGCTAAAGATATTTCTGTTATAGAAGTTACAAAACATTTTGGCGTATCACGCACTGCTGTTTATGATTGGTTTTTAGGTAAGAGTATGCCTAACAAAACACACGAAGTTAAGATTTATAAGTATTTAAAAAAGAAGGCGTAAGCCAACTGAAGGAGTGGTGCCACCACTTTAACAGGATTATTGTCGGCGCAATTTGAGGATGTCAATGACCTCGTGGAATAATTTTCTTCATACGATACTACCCGAGGAAGGTCTTGGATGGTATTGCATAGGGAGCTATAAGAAAAAGACCACACCGATTACGCACTTTGTACAAACGATTGCAGAAGCTGAAGTATTGATTCAACAGCTGCTTGATAAGAAAAAAGATGTGTATTTCGGGTGCTCGAAGTTTATAACAAATGAGAACAGAAAGGCAATTAACGCTGGATGGCAAAAATCGTTTTGGCTTGATTTGGATTGTGGTGAAAGCTATGCTGAAGATGGTAAGGGCTACGTAAATAAAGAAGCCGCTTTAGTAGATGTTAAACGCTTATGCAAAGAACTAAGTTTACCTAAACCTAATATTATATTTTCAGGCAACGGCTTGCATGTACATTGGGTAATGACCAAGTCCCTAGAAAAAGAAGAGTGGGCAAAGACTTGCGAGTATTGGAAGCAACAGTTGAAGCGGTTGGATATTAAAGCTGACCCATCTAAAATTACAGATGTAGCGGCTGTATTGCGTATTCCTGATACCCTTAACTTTAAATCTGACCCGCCTTTAAATGTGGAATGGAAGGCTATATGCCCACCCATGGACTACGAGGATTTTCGGGTTAAGGTTATGCAGGGTATTGAAATCGACCTTGACTTAACTAAAGCACCTCGGCGTGCTATGGATGAAACTACCCGTAGGTTATTAGGCAACAAGGTCACTTCTTTTTCTAGCATTATGAAGTCGGGTGAGTGCGGACAACTTAGTTATTTTTATAAGAATCAGGGCAAGATTGACTACAACATGTGGCGTGCGGGGCTTTCTATTGCCCAGTTTTGTGAAGATAGGTCTTCCGCTATTCATAAGATGTCAGACCAACACCCTGAGTATTCATTTCAAGATACTGAGAACAAGGCTAACGATATAGGTGGTCCATACCACTGCACTACTATTGAAGGTATTAACCCCGATGGGTGTGAGGGATGTATACACAAAGGTAAGATTACAAGCCCTATAGCTATCAACGCTAAAATTGCTAAAGCGACTGAAGAAGACAATACAGTTACATTACCTAGTGCCGAGATTGCTGGCGAAGTTACATACACAATACCTGAGTACCCTTGGCCTTATTTTAGGGGTAAGCAAGGCGGAGTATACAAGCAAGGATACACAAAAGATGATGGCGACACCGTTGATGATAAGTTAATCTTTAAGTATGACTTCTATGTAGTTAAGCGAATGATTGACCCCGAGCTAGGGCACATGATTTGGATGCGAGTTCATTTACCTAAAGAAGGTGTCCAAGAGTTTTCATGTTCTAACCAAGCGCTAATGACTTCAGATGAGTTTAAGAAAACCGTTTCAAAACATGGGGTTATTGGCGACCCTGACGAGATGAAAAATATTATGAGCTATATAACTAGTTTTACTAAAGAACTCCAAGATAGGCAAGATTCTGAGCAAATGCGTACTCAGTTTGGCTGGTGTGATAACGATACTAAGTTTATTATTGGTGACCGTGAGATAAGTGCAAAAGGAATTGTATACTCACCGCCATCTAATACGACCCTAGCTTTTGTCCCAATGTTTAAGCCCAAAGGTACGCTAGTCGAGTGGCAACGTATTATTAGTTCCTACAATAGACCTGGACAGGAAGCACGAGCATTTTTATTCCTTGCTGGGTTAGGTGCGCCGTTGATTAAGTTTACTAACCACAAAGGGTTTATCTACTCTATTACGGAAAACGAGTCGGGTACTGGCAAGACCACCATTCAACGGATTATCAACAGCATTTGGGGTAACCCTACTGATATGATGCTGATTGCAAAAGATACATTGAAGTCCCAGTTCCATCAGATGGGTGTATATAACAACATAGCTATATGTACTGATGAAGTTACCAATATGGAAAACGAGCGAGTTAGTGACGTATCCTATGGTGTATCTCAAGGTCGATCTAATAACCGCATGAAGTCTAACGCTAATGAGATGCGGATTAATAATACTACTTGGGCACTTCCTGCGTTCTATTCAGGTAACTCTAGTATGCACGATAAGATGGCGGCTTTAAAATCTACCCCTGAGTCAGAGCAGTTACGCATTATTGAAGTCGAAGTATCCGCTGATAAAGACATGGATAAAGATACTAGTGACGAGTTGTTTGAGCACGCACTGCCGGAAAACTATGGGCATGCTGGGCCGTTATTAGTTCAGTACATGGTAGCTAATCTTGATTCGATTAAAGAACTTTTAGAAAAAACTAAGAAAAAGTTTGATGCTGAAGCCCAGCTTAAACAAAAGCAACGGTTCTATTCGGCTGGTGCATCAACAGCATTTACTGCAGCTATTATCGCTAAACAGCTTGGTATTATTGACCTAGACTTAGACCGTATTTGGGAGTGGGCAGTTAAATACTTTAGCGAGTTACGTGAAAGCGTTAAGCCAGCAGAGCGTGACCCAGTGGGTAGTTTGGGTGCATTCCTAAATGAGTTTCCTAAGAACAAACTTGTGGTTGACGATGCTAACGATAAACGCACTGGCTTGACCCGTGCCCCACTAGAAGTCCCATACGGCTCACTGTTCATTCGATACGAACCTGATACTGGCTACCTATGGATTGCTATTGATAAGCTACGTGAGTGGTGTACAGAACGTCAGATTGGGTTTAAAGGAATTGTTGAGGGCTTGAAGACTTTTGACCCC